TCAGGAAATACGGGTAAAAGGAATGTTATGCAATAAAACAGATGCGTATCTCTACTGTTGATAGACTACTTGGAGAATAACTACTTATAAGGCTTTCGGTATACTTGAAGGCCTCAAAAACATAGTTGTGTCTAGTTAGACGGTAGTAATAACTATTCCTACTTTCTGACTACAATACCAACCCTTTCTCTTTCACTGTATTATCCCTTTTTGTAGTAATGTAGTAGGATAATATCGGTGAAAGAGAAAAGTATATCAATTGATACTGTCACTGCAGTGTAGGTATATCTGCTCCACTACAGGTAAAGGGCGTTGTAGCTCTCGACAGAGGTGTTTTCTGAACAAATGGGCTTCCATGCTGTCCAATTGATAAGACAAAGCGATGATGATAGTAAGCGGATAAAGCAAGGCATAACCTTTTAACTGTCCATTTACGAACACTTCCACCTCCCCTATATTCCTTTCCTCGGGATGTAGGGAAAATATTTTGAGGAATAGTTGCAATTGATAATTGAGCTTCTTCCATATTACATTAAAGAAATCTACGAGTTCACTCTCTGTCATGGCTATATCACCTTTGCCTTTGCGAATGATTTGCATATTGTCGCTCCATTCAAAATAGCTGCGGTCTCTTTTTGTTTGATGGTGATTGACATTCATACAGTTTCCTCCTACGTTTCTTTTGTCTGATGTTTCCTTATCAACCTGTTCATGTCCTCCGAAATCTTATTGTCCGTCACCTGTGCGTAGATTTGAGTACTGGATATAGAGGCGTGCCCCATCATCTTGGCAATGCTTTCGATAGGAATACCTGCGCTTAGACACATCGTGCCAAACGTATGTCTTGCCATGTGGTACGAAAGTCTTTGACGGATACCGCAAGCCTTACCCACGATGCTCAGGTTCTTGCCCATCACGCTACGGCTACAAGCACAGTGAAAAATAAAGTCGTCGCCTTTTCCTTTCACTGTCTGCATTTCTTTCATGCTCAGTTGTTCTTTCTTGCATTGATTGATGATGGCCTCCGCTATCGGATGCAAAGGCACGACAAACTCCACCTTTGTCTTCTGCCTTTCTTTACGGATATATTTCTGTCCGTCGGCTGCCGTTTGAATGTGTCCAAATTGCAAATGTTCCATATCAGCAATAGCCAAGCCCGTAAAGCATGAGAAGATAAACATCCGTCTTGCTTGTTCTGCTTCCTTATCAATTACTCTCAATGCCATGAGTTTGGCAACATCGCTCTTTTGCAAAAAGCGTATCTTCTGTTCCCTTTTCTCATACTTGGCATTCTCAAAAGGATTGCAACGAATGATTCTCTGGCTGACCGCACGGTACATCAGCCTGCTCAGCCAGCAGAGATTGTTGTTGATTGTACTTCCCTTCAATCCTCGCTTTTTGAGAAAGAAACGGTATTCCTCAAACAAGTCCTCCGTAATGGTGGAAATGGGCATGTCCTGCAATCCTTTATCTTCCACAAACTCGCGGAGGTTCTTGTCTGAATGGGACAGATTATAATAGGTGCTTTCTGCACTTAACCTGCCCACACTCTCCCTGACGGATTGCAGTTCCGCCCTGCTCATGCCAAGTAGCGTTGTTGGATTATCAGCTATACCTTGCAGGCGGTTCTTGATAAGTTCGGCACTTACTACTCCGTCCCTAACAAGAATATCCCGATAGGCTTTTTCCACAAGTTCCCTGAACTCATGAAGTCTTTGATTGCTTTTCCTGCCTGCTGCCAAGCCTTGCTTGGAGTTCCACTCGGAGGGATTGCATTCCTCGCCCGTGGTAATGGCTGCGCTCTTTCCGTCTATGGTAATACGGCAAAGAATGGTAGTATTGCCGTCTGACTTTATTTTCTTTCTGTTGATATAGAATAGTGTCTTAAATGTACTTCTCATAATGCTCGTCTTTTATATGGTTAAACGTAAATCTTCGGTGAAAGAAAGGAAGCGGTCAAATTCCTCAAAGAGTTTCTGTGGTGTAACCTTTGCATAACGCTCGGTCATACTTACGTTCGTATGTCCCAGCATCTTGCTCACAGTTTCAATCGGAACTCCTTGCTCAAGCATGATGAGCGTGGCAAAGGTGTGTCTTGCCGTATGCGTGGTAAAGGGAAAGGCTATACCCTCTCTAAGGCGCAATGCTTTAAGATACGACTGATAGGTGGCATACTTCATCTGTGGCAGCAGTCTTTCCCTTTCTTCGCCTCGATACTTCTCTATTATCCTAATCGCTTCGGGCAACAACTTAATACGGCAAAGTACACCTATCCTCTTCCTATTGAACTTCATCCAAAGATTTTCCTCATCATCACGGACAAGATGTGTCTTACTTAATCCCATTAAATCACAATAGGCTGCACCTGTATAACAGGCAAAGAGGAAAATATCCCTTGCCGTTTCCATATCCTCCTCCAAGTCCTCCAAGTTGAGAGTCTTCAATTTGTCTAATGCTTCCTTGTCCAATGCTTTGGGCAGTCTCTTGTCCCCCTTGCTAATTTTGGCTTTGTCAAATAGAAGTACATCAGCCAATCCCTCACGGTAAGCCAACCTGCATACCGTCTTCAAATGCGTGGCTGCATTATAGAATGTGCTTTCTTGAAAACCGCACTCACCTAAGAAGTACTGCTGAAACTCATGGATGAAGTTCTCTGTCAGTTGTGAGAAGGCTAAGTCAGAAATCTTATACTTCGCCTAGATGAACTCCTGCAAGTGGATTCTCGTGGAGTGATAGCTTGCCATTGACTCTTTTCTGATGTCTACACCAATATGACTTTCTTTCTCCTTGATGAGCATATCCAACCTTTCGATGAGCCTGCATCTTGCCTGTACGCTGCCTTGAAACAGTTCCTTTACATCGGTTGCATCAAATGGCTGTCCTTTGGCAATCAACGACTGATAGGCAGATTGAATGGAAAGCAACAGGTTCTCCAACTTGCCGTTAATTTCCACCGCCTCACGGCTCTTGCCATTCATCCGGCTCTCACGTGGATTCCATAAACCGGGGTTGCAGGAAAGTTTACAACTGAACTGCGCAATACTCCTTCCAAGTGTTATCCGCCCCATAATCGGGGCTTTACCTGATTTGTCTATACCGCTCTTTTTAAGGTAGAGCAACACTTTCATCTTTTCTTTTTCCATACGCTTTAATATTTGTGGGCAAAGACTGTGCAAGCGAGTTCCATAAGAGCTTGCTCTCAAATGGACGAGTGCAGTCTATCTTATGCAAAATTACCCGAATTAAAGCGTTCCTCACATACGCAGAAAACTGCCGACCAAAGCAACAGCCACACGAGCGAAAATAATTCAGTTACCTATTTCTTCTCCATCGTTACCAACATCAAAACAAGGTAACACTCTGGTAACTGAACTTCTGCCTAAATCCGCATATTTCTGCCCTTTACAAATAGAGCAGTATTATGCCAATTCGTGTATTTCCTCCTCATTATCAGTTAGTTTACATCAACCTCAACATTTCTTCATTTTCAGCTATTATTTACTCGATAATAATATATTACTTACACGTAAATAAAACTATATAATAAGTATCTAAGTAATGCAGAAGGCGGATGTAAATGCAACGGAAGCATTGAGAAATTAAACTCAAACATATCGGTAGAGACTTCGCTACCATTTACGCATTGGTGGCGTGCTATACTCGTTATTGTTTGCATAGTTTCGCATAAAGTAATATCTTTGCAATGGGATATCCCAAAGTAAACGAAGGTAGAATCTTTCACGACAAAGAAAATTGGATAGAAATACTACACTTATGGAAAGAACTAAAAACTAAACAGTTAGGAATGAACGAAGAAATAAACAAGTTGATAGACGCATTGCCCCCAAACAAGCAACTGTTGTTTGGTGTTTGTTGCGTTAAAAGAATAGAGAACTGCCTTTATAAGTTTCTGAAAAACAAAGAAGAAGAACCTGCAGCAATTGTAGTGGAGGGTGCAATTGATAGGCTTTTTAAGAGCTGTGTGTTGGCTTATTTCGCTAATAGCTGTATGATTTTTAGCAAGGAAGTACAAGCATTCGTAGAATATCTAATTCCTGATACCGACGCAGACGGAAGCAATGAAGCTCTATATGCACAGAACGCAGCAATAGCATTGGCATATTGCATCAGATTTACAAAAGAGCAAAATGCCGACTTTATTCACTATTGTGCACTAAAAATATTTGAAACAATAGATGTTATGGCGTTCGACATATCAGATAATGAATGTTCAAACATACTCGTTTTGCAAGAAACAGCAACGCAAAAGAGAATTATAAAACTAATAGAGGCTATGCCAAACAACTTCGACTTTAACGAAATAGAGGCGTTAAAAGAAACCATTGCCCAGTTTTCTATTGACTAATAATGCAATCGCCCAGTTGAAAACAATAATTAGCAGTATCAATAGATATGCCGCAGTAACTTATAAAAACAAGCAAACCCACTATATGCAGCACATATTAGTCCACAGAATGTTCAGCAAACACACTGCAAGGCTCATTCATTGCGTAATATCAGCGAACACACAGCAAGATTTATTTATTACTTAAAATGTATATCAACGGACATTCCACAGGTCTATTCATTGCATAAATGTATAACAGCGAACACACCGTAGACGTAGGGGCAGATTCATCTCGCCCGACAATCATTCATAATCCAACAAACACACCACAAGGTTCATTCATTGCATAATATCAGCAAACACACCGTAGACGTAGGGGCAGATTTATCTCGCCCGTACAACCGTCTATTATTACTCTCAGGAAGGTTAGCAAAACTACTATGAACAAGTAGCTACAGTTCGATAAATATAATTCACCCCTAAATAGGTAGAGTAATATATAAACACAACAAAAAAGCCCTGACTACTCATCGTAATCAGGGCTATTAAGAA